ACCAGCGGCTCGCATACGGCATAGGTGGATTAACCCCGGCAGAGTTCTGGGACTCTACCCCGGCAGAGTTTATCCCGTATATCAGGGAGCGGATCAAGTGGAAAGAGGAGCAGGATAAAATGGAAAACTTCAGGGCCGGCACGATTGCGGCGGTAATTGCCAATGTCAACCGCGATAAAAAGCGGCGGGCAACACCGTACAAAGCGTCTGACTTCTTCCCCTCATTGGGATCCGGCTCATCTCAGGCAGCACAACCACAACAGGACCGGCTCGGGGCGGCACAGAAGATCTATAACGTCATGGCGGCAGCGTGGCGCACAACGACGAAAGGAGGTAAGAAGTAGATGGGGCTTGAAGCGTTTGCTAAGGGATTATCCTTCCCGATTACGGCGGATATTGACGGGCTGGTCAAAGGACTCGGACAAGCGGATATCGAACTTTCAAAGATCGAAAAGACGTTTGCCCGGGGCCAGCAGGTCATCAAGCAATACAGCCTCGCCATAGGGATTGCTATGGAAGGCGCGGCGCTGACGATAGCCACCACCACAAAGTATGCCGCTGAAATGAACGCCCGGCTGGGTGTAACCGCTCTCACTATTGGGTCAACTACTGAAGAGATGCGGGATCTCGCGCTGAGTACGTCTGACGCGGGATTCCGGCTTGATGATGTGGTATCCACCTTCAGCCTATTGGGTAGGGCCGGCGTTACCGGCACCGCAACGATCCAATCCCTCGCTAAAGACTTCGATACTCTCGGTGATGCGGTAGGGGCATCGGCGGCGGAAGTTGCGGATTCGATGATCCCGGCGATGTATGCCTACGATATCCCGCTGACTGAGGTCGGCGATCACATGGATGCCATCGCGTACCTCGTCAACAACAGCCTGATTGATTACGGCGAGCTTGCGTCAGTCCTCGGATCCCTCGGAACAACCCTCAATGGCCTTGGATTCTCGCTCGAAGATACTGAAGCCTTATTATTGGCGATGACCAACGCGGGGATCCCAGCATCCGTGGCAGTACGAAAACTCCGTACTGCCATATCAGATTACAATTCGGCGCTGACGAAATCAGAAGATGCAGCGAAGAATGTCGTATCGGCGGAAAAGTCCCTTGCATCGTCAAAGAAAACACTGGAACGCCTCGAACGCGATTACAAACGAGCACTTGAAGATGCCGCTGATACCTCAAAAGAGGTTGCCCGTATTGAACTTGCCTACAATGAAAAGGTTGCCGATGCCAAAAAGGATCTGATTGATCTCGAAAAAGATTATCAGGATGCCCTCAATGAGGCGAAGGACACCACCGAAGATGTAGCGGCGCTGGATAAGGACCGGGCAAAAGAACAGAAGCGGGAAGCCAAAGCCCTTGCAGATCTCGAAGCGGATTACGCAAAGGAGAAAGCGGATCTCGAATATGAGGCCCGGCTTAACCCGTTGGATTGGACCGGTAATGCGAAGAAGGTCGCCGATCTCGAAGAGCGATACGCTGAGCGAAGGGCCGATCTGGCATACGATGCCGCTGAAAGTACCGAAGAGTATAACGAGCGGTTGGCAGAAATCCAGGATACTACAAAAGAGGTTGCCGCTGTCGAAAAGCAGTATGCGGAACGGCGCGAAGACCTCCAAGAATCGGCCACTGAAGCCGCTGAAGATTACAACAAGGAACTGGCAACAACTCTGGATACTGCTGAAGCCGTCGCAAAGGTACAGGAATCGTATGCAGACCGGTTTGAGGATACCAATGCTCAGATCGCAGAGCAGACAGCAGAACTACAAAAATTAAGGGAAGAGGCTGCGAAGCCGGCACCCGGAAAGACGGATGTTGTAACGTCGCTCGGTATATCGGATGCAGATTACGCGGCAGCACAGCAGGATATCCTGACAAAATCCGCAGGCGCTGCAAAAGCCTACGCTGACGCCAATGAGAAAGCGATCTCGGCAACGGACCGGCTCGCATCCGCAATGGAAAAGCTTACCCTCCAAGCCGGCACAGCAGCCGGGCCGATATCTGATGTGTCGGGTGCTCTTGCCATTGGCGGGCCGCTTGTTGTGGCACTGGCGCAACTCCCGGACCTTGTAAAATCGTTCGGGCTGGCGTGGGCGTGGCTCACCCCCATCCTCACAAAAGCCGGGGCGGTCTTATCCGGCTCACTGTTCGCCGGGATTGCCGCAGGCATTGCCCTTGGTCTTGCCGGGGTTTGGGTGCTGATGAAAACGGGGGCCCTGGATATTATCAGTAATCTTGGTGCGATGTTCGGGGATATTGCTCCTCAATGGGCACAGGATGTTCTCTTGATAATTGCCTCGCCTTTGGCATCGCTCGGGGCGGGCATCATTGCGCTTGTGTCGGGCAACTTTGACCAGATCGGCACCAATATGATCAAGCCGTTTGAATGGGCAGCAGAGGCAATCGGCAGGATTGTATCGGGCATTGCCGATGCAATCAAGTGGCCGATCAACACGGTAATTGATGGGCTCAATGCGATTATCTACGGCTTTAACGCCGTCTCGTCGTTGGGGGGCCTTGCTGGAAGTGGATTCGGAATATCCTCCATCCCCCGCCTAGCCGAAGGTGGTAATATCACAAGCGCCGGACAAGTTATGGTGGGGGACGCCGGGCCGGAAATCCTGACGCTTCCGACTGGCGCAACCGTAACGCCCCTCGGTAATGCCGGCGAGCGCATTGTCATTACCGGCAACACCTTCAACGTCCGGAACGACAACGACATTAAACTGATCTCACGGGAATTGCTGGCGCAGATCTCCCGTGAGAACCGGGCCCGGGGGATCTCACCATGAGCGAATCCCGCATGATCATGGTCGCCGTGGGGCTGGCACTCGTGATCGCCGCAGCGCTGATCTGGATCCGGGAACACTTGGGGGCGTGAAAATGGCATACCAGGTTTGGGCGTTTGTAGCCGGCGGGGCAAAGGCGGCATATCTCGAAAATGCATTTAACGTCGAGCGCACGGAAAAAGCCAATTCCGCCCCAACACTCTCGTTTTCTCTGCCGGCCGACGATGCAAAGGCCGCCTACCTGACAAAAGCATACGAGGTCAAGATCTACAACACGATCAAGGACCGGTTTGAGGGGATCTACATCCTCGACGATTCGACGGACAAATGGTCATCTTCCGGCAGCACCATTGAATGTAATTATTCCGGGGTGATCTCCCAGCTTGTCGGGGAAGATAATATCTCCTACGACACCACATCGACGCCGAAAACGCCCACTCAGATCGTTACCGCCCTGCTCGCGCTCCAGACCAACACCACGACCCCGATCACGGTTGGCACTATCCAGCCCACGACATCCTTTGCCATCGCCGTGGAAAACACCAACATCCTGAAGGCTCTCCTCGAAGCGGTCTCGTATCTCGGGGGACGGATCGAAGTCGACGATTCCCGCGCGCTAAACTGGTATACCGATCTGTCCACGACCACGCCCACGAGGGAGATCCGATACCAGAAAAATATGATCGGAGTGACCCGGAAACGGGATTACACATCGCTTACCAACCGCCTGTACGCCTACGGATACGGGGAAACCGAGGCGCAGCTTACGCTTATCGATGCCGGGGAGGCGCACGAGTACATTGAGGATGCCACGAGTCAGGCGGCGTATGGCATTCAGATCAAGCGCATCACGGATAAACGGATCATCCATCCCACCACCCTCCTGTTGTGGGCGCAAAAGGTGTTGGCGGAGTACAAGGACCCGATATTTTCTTATCAGGTGGACGTCGCCAACCTTGCTGTTCACCCCGATTTCACGTTTGACCTCGAAGACCTGGAAGTCGGGCAGATCGTCCGGGTCGTCAATTCCGATCTTATCGACCCACTTACCGGCCTTGGGTTGAACGTCAATGTCAAGATCGTTTCGGTCACGACGGACCTATCAACCCCGCACAGCATCACGGTCGAACTGGCAAATGCTACAAAATCCCTTGCTGACAGCATCGCGGCATCGGCGGATACCTCATCGGTGGTCAACAACATCGCCGTCCAAATCGGGGCCGGGCAGGTCACGGTACTGGGCACGTTCACGGTCGACGGATGGCGGACTGCGGGGCAAACAACTATCGATGGCGGGAATATCACGGCGAATACTATCTCCGTTGCAAAACTCACCGTCACCCCTGTTTTAGTGGGGGGTGCGGCGGCGGATGTGAACGCCGGGGCAACCACCATCAGCGGCGGGAAGATTACCACGAACACGCTTGACGCCGATGCAATCAAGACCTCAACGCTCAATGCCAAGACGATCACGCTTGGAACCACCGGAGGGGACGCGATCATCAAGAGCGGAAATTATTCGGCAGGAAGTGCCGGGTGGCAGATTAAGGCCAATGGGGATGCTGAATTTAACAATGTGACGGTGCGGGGGACGATTGCAACCGCGACGATATCCTCCGGAGAAATATTAACAGTATCCGGTTCAATGAAGAGTAGTAATTTTGTTTTGGGTTCGGCAGGATGGGAGTTAGATGGGAGTGGGAGTTGTTGGTTTAACACGATTTCTTGTAATGATTCAATTTCTTGTGGGGGCACTGTGGGGGCAGATCAGTGTTTTTTAGGTAAAGTGCTGGAACTCTCTCGAAATACTACGGACGGAGATGCGAACATTCGAACGTTGTACACCAACAACGGCACAAATCTGCTTTGGAAATCTGCAAACGGTACAATAAGGACAATTCTCCCATGAGGAAAACTATGATTGAAATCCTGACGATTATTAAAGAAACCGACACAAACGGAATCCTGAACTACACCGTTAATGGCAATTTGCCCCTTGATGAAGCGGCAAAGGCCCTTGTAATTGTGGCTTTTAACGCGGAGAAACCCGAAAAAGAGGAAAATAAATCAGATGTTATGGAGCTTGACAGCCCATGATCCCACATGTTTTTCTTTCACGAATGGGATATCGACCCCAAACTGGATCTGGTCTTTATCCATCTGGACCGTATAATTTTCGTCATAAACGATTACCCCGCCAGTTGACCCTGTCGAATACGCGATCACTTCGACAACGACCTCTTTTGCCTGCGGGGCTGGAGCGGCTGCACCGGCAAACAGGTATCCGCACGCGAACCCGGCAATCAGGGCCAGCCCGATTACCGCGCATATCTTTGCAGTTGCATTCATGGTATAATCAAAATTACAGCGCGAGTATATATACATTTGCAGACAGACGGAGGAAAGCATGACGGAAGCGCTATATACATACAACGCATATCATAGTAGGTATGATTCACGTCAGAAAATGCCTCCGTTGTGGACACGAATGGGCGCAGCGTGGGGACAAGTTACCGACAACATGCCCGAAGTGCAGATCGCCGTACTGGAACCAGGGGCGCAAGGCGAAGAAGTAATGGTAGCCCCGAAAGACCCGGTAAAATATGAAGAGTGGCGAAAGCGCATTAGCGACATCGTTAAAAAACAATGGGAGGATCCAGAGTACCGGAGAAAATGCAGCGAATCTCATAAAGGAAAACCCAGTGCAAGATTAGGGGTACCGCACACGGAGGAGTCCAAACTTAAGATGAGTATCGCGAATAAAGGGAATAAATTTCATCTCGGGAAACACCATTCGGAAGAGACCCGCAAAAAGATAAGTGAGGCTACAAAACAGGCAATGGCAAATCCAGAAATTCTTCACAAATTAAGTGAGGCTGGAAAAAGAGGTAAACCGTGGTTGGGTAAGCGATTTTCAGAAGAACATTGCCGGAATCTTACCGAATCTCATCTGGGTAAAAATACCGGGGCAGAAAATCATAATTGGAAGGGGGGGATTTCATATAAGCCGTACTGTCCGAAGTTCAACAACGAATTTAAAGAGCGCGTCCGAGCATTTTTCGGGTATCGTTGTATGATGCCAGGGTGTGGGCACGTCTGGAAACCCGATGAGACAAAACTCGCAGTCCACCATGTTAATTTCAGGAAGGATTCGTGTTGCACAGCTGATGTAATCCCGCTTTTTGTTCCGGTTTGTCACGGATCCTGTCATGCCAAAACTAATCATAACCGCGATTATTGGGAACAATATTTTACTGAAATAATCAACAGAGATTACGGGGGCAAGTGTTATTTCACAAAGGGGGAGATGGTTCAAGTTCGGAGGTCTCAAAAATGGTAGATTCGGGTGGATTCACCCTCGATGGAGTGGCAGCGAGCGCCTATGGCGTAACACTACGATACGGCCCGGGGCAGCCGATGCTCCCCGCAACACGGGACCGCACGGTCGAGATCCCGGGCCGGGCAGGTGTGTACTGGTTTGACTCAGATGTCGGGCAGCGCACATTCTCGCTCCCCTGCGATTTCCGGGATTGTGCTGATGCAGCGGCCCTGGATACGCTAATCAAGGCGTTTGCCCGGGCATTGGTGGACGTGAACGGGAAACCCCGGGCGCTGTCGCTGGTATTCGACGATTCCCCGACGATCACCTACACGGTGCGGTACTCAGGGGAGATCCCCTTTGATCGGCAATGGGTAGGCTGTTCGGAGTTCACGCTCGCGCTTACCGCCGACGAGCCGTACGGGCGCGAAGTAGAAGAGGTTACAAGCGGGACGATTACTACCTCCCCGGGCGTCTTAAGCGTCACGGGAACGTGCACCGTGGCATCCCCCGCGAAGATTTGTATCACAAACAACGGGGGATCGGCAATTGACGGATTTACGATCACAATCGGGGGCTGGACGGTATGATGCTTGACCGTGGTACCCTTGATCGGTCACCCATGGACCGGGACGACGGCATAACCCCTGCTCCGGCCTATTACATCCCGCCGGTTGTGGGAGTGTTTAGCGGGTCTGTGGCAGCCGGTAAAACGGTCTGCATCGACGGGCAGGATTTCAGCGTCCTGAACGATGGGGTCAACGCTATCGGTGATTTCGATGGCGATTTCCTCCAACTGGGATCTTGCGGATCTGCGGTCTATACCGACGGTGAAGCCTCTAGAAACGTGACTCTCACCGTCACTGCATACGGTCCCCCCGATACCACGCCCGTAGCGCCAACCCTTACGATGGTCTATGCGGGGTCACTTGGAGCGGGCGAGACGCTGGAGATCGATACCAATAACTTCACCGTGAAGAAGGCCGGTGTATCGGACATTGCCAACTTCTCCGGGGATTTTCCCTTGATAGGTCCGGGAACAAATACGATCACCTATACTGATTCAGAAGGATCCCGAAACGTGACGATCGCGGTAAACCGAAAAGAAAGGAGCGTGTAGATCATGGTTTTTGCAGCATTGCCAACTTTGCAGAAGAACAGTCTTTCGACAACGACGACGAGCGATATGACAACCGGATCGCTTGAGGTGGAAGTGACTGAACAGGCAGTTTTCTACCGCGCCGGTGTCCTGCTTACGAATGGATGGGAGCTCGGGCCGGATAACGCGGTTGAATTCCGCACTGAGGAGGTGATTGTCACCTCTACGGATGGGACATCGGGGCCGGGAACAGTGTTCTTTTCCACCCGCGCGGTAAAGGCGGATGGGACCAACGGGCCGGCGTATGCGTGGCCGGCCGGTACGCGGATCCGGAACACGTTTTCGACGGCGGTGTATGATCAGATCCGGGATAATTTCGACTCCCACCAAACAATTATCGCAGCAATGCCGAACAAAAACATCTTGATCAATCCCGGGTTCACTGTGAACCAACGAGTGTATGTTTCCGGCACCGATCTGGGCGCGGGAAGTGCCGGCAATGGATACGCTCACGACAGGTGGAGGGCGGGAACAGCAGCAATCAACACGTACACTTTTACGCAGTTGGTATCCCCGACACAAATAACGATTACCGCGGGGACATTGATTCAGACGGTGGAAAATAGAAATGTCGAGGGAGGTAATTACGTTCTTTCATGGACGGGGACGGCTCAGGCGAGAGTGGGATATGGCTCATCAGTTGCTGCAAGTCTACCCTCCGGCGCTTATGCAGCATCTCCGATCGTGATCTCAAATATCCCGGCCGGGGATTATGTCACGGTTGAGTACAATACCGGGACATTGTACGAGCCGCAGCTTGAATCTGGGACGGTACCCACGAGGTTTGAGTTCAGACCATATGGGTACGAATCACAGTTATGTATGAGATATTATTTTAGAACCTCCTCTCCGAATGGAATAGGCGTTGTTTTCATGGATACCAATATTGGCCGATGTCACGTGGGTATTTTTACGGCGTTTCGTACATCTCCTACATTATTCGCCAATAATGTGGGAGTATTTGATGGGGGCAATACCGCCACAATTTCTTCAATCACTGCCTCTTACTCTACGCCAAACTCCATAGAGTTTGATGCCGCTCTTTCCGCTCCGCTTACATCGGGGAGAACCGGTCTATTGTACTATGTAAATTCTACCACATATTTTAGTGCGGAGAGCGAATTATGACATGGATAATATCATCATTCATAGTATACTCCAAAAACGGTGTAACTCAGTACGTGCAGCGATCCGATGGAGCAAGCATTCCCCCGGATCCGAACAACACGGATTATGCCGCATTTTTGGAGGTTGATACGGATGCAAAACTCTGTACCCGTGTTGAAATCCCGGACCCTGTTCCAGATCCCACACCGAGCGACAAAGAACGAATATCGGCTCTGGAAGACGCGATTATTGCATTATCGGGGGTGTGAACATGGCAAACTGGAAAATACCTGTAACAGAATCGTGTGTTGACTGTAAGAATTTTGTAATTTCAGGAGGTTTGGATGATGGTTGTATTGTTGATTGTGAGACACACTGTATAAAGAGTCACGATGTATCGGATGTACTTGATATATACCGAGCTTTAAAACGTCCAGAATCCTGCAAAAATGACTTTGAGGCGAGATGATATGCCAAGCGCAATGTATCCATTTTTCGAGAGCATGAGAAAACAGGGCCGGCTTACCGATACGCAGATTGACAACGCCGTGACAAAAGGATATATCACGGAAGACGAGGCAGCGACGCTCAAGGAGATCCCCCTCTCGGAAAAATAGTCTTTTTTTTTGTTTTTTTTACCGCACGCACATTGGCGCCCGGACGGCCCGGCGGTATCCGGGATCCGGTTTCAGGAACACGGAGAGCTGGCGCTGCCCGCCGAACTCCCGGTGCCGGATCTGCCGCTTTACTGTCCGCACGATTTTACTGATCTTCATAATGTTATATTATTCTAACATTTGCAATATTATATAATTTTCTCTCAAAAATCAGAAAGACAAAGTATATATTCTCGCGCGTCTACGTATACGTATACAAGGAGTGAGAAGAGAATGACAGGTCAATATATTGTCAGACCTTTATCGGGATCAAATATCCTGATTGAGGATGTGGATGGAGATCCAATTATTGAACTTCGTGAAACTCCAACTGGGCACAAAGTGTATATCCACGCAAAAACGGTAACTGTGGAGGACTTGAGTAAATGACCGAAATTGGCAACAAAAACATGATTTCAGCCCGGCTGGATCCGGCCCGGCTGAAACTAGTTGAACGGCTGAAACGGTGCAACGAGGGCGATTCTGAGTTTGTCCGGAGGGCTATTGACTCTCTCGGGAAGGAATGCCTCGGAACTGAGGGGATGAAAAAATATGGTTTGTGATACCTGCGAAATCAAACGTGCCGGTGCCTGCACCGCTCACGGAGGTACCGGATGGGATCCCCGTGCTGGGCCTCATCCGTGCCCGAATGCACCCGTGATCGCCCGGGTTATCGATGCCGAGGAAATGCAGCGGCGGGCCTTACTGCGGGAGCCGTGCGCAGCGGTGCTCGGGAAGAAGAAACCATCGCTTATTGACTCCGACATGGAGCAGGCCGCGATGGGTATCCGTGGCGCTGCCGCCGCCATACAGGGCACGATCTTCGCGGACTCGGAGCCATTCGATCCCCGTAAAGCGGTTACGGACCTGGTGGGATCATGAAGACGGTCCGTATGCTCGACAGTGAGGACCGCGAAACAACCCACTGGAGCACCTGCCGGCACGACCGCTGCCTCGGGCATGACTGCCCCCGGTACAACCGTTGCTGCGGGGGGGTGGCAGAGCAATGACCGGCTTTGTTGGTATCCTCACCGATTACGCCCTGATGGATGAGGGCGAGCACACCGGGAAGTATGCCGCCAGAATCGACGACGAGCCCTATATCGTGATGCCGCACGTCGTTAGTTTCCTGCTGCGATTGCAGAAGGGTGCACGGGTCGATGTCATCCTGAATAAGGATGGATGGATCGGCAAGATCTCCCTTGCGGAATCCCCCGCTGCAACCATGGCCGCCGATCCCGAAAAATTGAAGAAAGCCGGGTTCGGTCAGCCGACACCCGGACCGGCGCCGGCAGCGCAACCAAAAGAAGTATCCCCGACCCGGGCCCCGGATGAACTGTTCACGGATGAGGAGGTCAAGGCAATGAAGACGAAGGCAGCCATAGTGCAGGCCGGGAAAAAAGAGCCGGTTGATGGCATCGCAAAAATCTGCGCAGACACCAAAGCCAGGAATGCAGTGGCACAGGGAGGAGCGAACTCTTGTACATCCCCGGTCCCCCATGAAGTCGAAACTGCGGTGATAACTCAGGTCGTGCCGGCGCATACGGCTCCGAAAAACTATTCCGGCGACGAAATGCTGCTGCTCCGAAACGTGATTGCCAAAGGATGCACCGAGCCGGAGTTCAAGCTCCTGATGTACATGGCGAATACGTA